TTAGTTACAGGCTTGGGCTTTGGTATCTTGATTGTTATATCACTAGGCTTGCCATACAATCTTTCCAAGTCCTTCAAACTTCTTTCGCTTCCATCTTCCCTAACCATTTTCCTTATAGCCTTCTGCCCTGACCCTTCCTTCTTTGCCAAGCGTTCAAAATATCTTACCTTCTGTTCATTACCTAAAGTCTTGACCTTTAGCTTCTTATCTTGCCCCAAAAGCCAGTCACCATACTGAGTGTCCTGTGGTACTCTACCAGTCCCCTCTCCTGTGGGTCGGGTTACAATTTTGCCTTTGGGTGGCGGTGTAAGATCCTCAAATCCTTTTTGTTTCTTCAGCCCTGCATAATCAACAACAGGAACAGTAGTAGATCGGCAGTTAAAATGCTGTGGTGGTGTAGGGCCTTTGTTGTATTCAAACTTTCTTCCATCAAGTCTTTTACATATTGGACTTGTCCTTGAATCTAGTGTTGCAACGTATTCATATTTAGGAGCAACTTTACTGTTTGCTGCATAAACAGCCTGTGATGCCTGATTCTGTACTTGATTAACAGATGTTCTGACAATAGTTTGTATCTGATGATTAGCTAGTTTTGTAAGTTCACCACCAGCTTGTGCTATCTGTCTGACACTTCCCTTCTGTCCAAACTCCAGCCTTCCTATCATTCGACTTGCTATCTGCTGTGTTGACTCTCCACTAAATACACCCTGTCTGATAGTTCTAGCTAAACCCTCCTGTTGTCTTGTTGCTATACCTCTAAATGCTTTCTCTACTGTCTCTCCATTAGGTAAGGTCTGCATTGCCCCTTGTCTGGCAGTAAGTTCAAACTTTCCAGAGCCAAACTTTTTAAAATCATCTTCTGTAAATTGTTTGCTTGTGAATATGTTTACCTTTGTAGGATCTGTTGTGACAAATGATTCTGCATATTTAGAACTGATAGCTACTGAGTTGATGGGAATATTTCCTGATTTTACAGCTTTTTTAAGTTCTCCCTCAATAAATCCAGCCTGTACTTTTGCTAAACCTTCTATTTCTTTTATCATCTTCTTTGATGAAGCTCTCGACCATTTATCTAAGCTTGATTTTGACTGAGCTATAATTGCCCTCAGTCTTTTTTTGGTCTGCGGTGCTATGACTACCCCTTCTCCAGCCTTTGCCTGTCTAATATTTATTGCATTGAGCCTTCTTGCTGCAAGTAAAATTACGTCATTATAAGTTCTTACAAAGTCTGCCGATACTGCATTACTGTATCTATTTAGATCAATAGTCTCCCTAAAAAATACCTCTGGAATACTCATTTATCATTCTTCCTCTTGTTCCTCCTCTGGTTCTGGGTCAGGTTCTTCTGGTGGCTCTACTTCTGTAAGACCTCCCTGCTGTGTGCTTTCTATCTCCTCTTCAATATCAAAATCATCTGGCAAAACTTCTCCTGTAGATAGTTGCTTGAGTAATGTTTCCTGACTAATAGTTCCAGCAGTAAACAATGTAAGCAATGATGTTATCTCCTGTGGTTCAAGTCTTGCACTTACAAAGTCTCTATTAACAAAAGAACTTCCAGCATTAGGTTCATTGAGATATTCGCTATGAAATTTAAGACAGTTATCAATCAAGTCTTGCATCTGCTGTGCAATGACCATCATTGTGCTGTCATTCTGAGATCGGTCTATCCTCTTGGCCTCTGCTGACTCTCCCACTAACTTCTGTCCAAGTACTGCGGCTAGTGACAATGTATTGATCTGTTCTGCAATATCTTTCAATCTTGTAAACTGGCTGTCATAACTATCACCAGATGGGCTGATATATTCCATGCGTGACTCAGGTGGCAGTGATAGTGCCTCATTAGGGCCTGTTGTTATTTCATCAGCATTGGGATAGCCAAAAACAGCAAGTAATGGAACAGAACTAATATGTAGAATATTATCTAGATCAGACTGTATCTGGTAATGCTTTAGGTTTAGTTCAGCAATGTCATACAAAGGGCTGCGGCTTTCAAAATAACCAACTCTATTTGAATAAGCGATTGCGAAAGGAATTTTGTCTTTAATACTCATTTCACCCTGTTCAAATAACTTATATTCACTTTTTTTTGCATCTTTTCTATGAATTTCGTATCTACCACGTTCAAGCACCCTGATCTGTTTAACAATTTTGTCACCATACTTTCCATCTGGTTCAACAATCTGTTCTAACAAACGAACTTGTGTGAGTTGCCTTGCCCCATCTATGATTTCAGTTCTAAAACCTAAAATATCTTTTGGTGTATATGTCACCCAGTATGGCCTTGCCTTTTCACCTTCCTTTGGTGCATCTACAAGCACCCCTATATGCCCGAAGCTAATTGCTTGCCTAGCTGTCTGATATAGCCACACGTTCAAGTCATTTCCCTCTAGGTCAACATCAAACAACTGTTCTCTTACCAAGTCAGATACATCATCAAGTCTTACTGGCTTCCTGACCAACATACCTGACAACATTTTCTCGATTCGTTGGAGGTATGGCACTACTGTTGATCGACTTAACCTTACGTCATAACTATCATCTGTTTCTCTTGCTTCTTGTGGCAAATACTTTCTATGTTCGCTCCTGATCTTATATGTTCCTTCCTTCAAATCTGTTATCAAATCCCAAAACTGACTCATACGCTGATAGGCCGCATTAGGGCTTGCAACTGTGGTAGCAGCTTGTGTTATGGGCTGATTGTAAATATTTAGTGAGCTATACACAGTTTTGCCTCAATACTATCATGTTCTTAATATATTCTAATCCCTGTAGGTTTGCCCGACCTAGCAAATAATGGATTGAACTCTCTCCAAATGCAATATCCGAGGGCATCAGCCATGTGGTCATAGCCTGATTCTTTATCTGGTTCTCCCTTTTCTGTGTATGACTGAAGTTCCATTGATTCAATTAGCTTTCTGCAACTGGCATGGATTTGTAAACGGCTTTCCCCTTTGCCGTTACATAGTAAAGCCTGTACGGCAGAAATCCTGTCTCTGACTGGTGGGTTGCTGCGTGGGCTTTGATTGCTGAACCCATATCCTTCAAGAATCTGAATGTCCGTCTGACTTGCATTAGTACTTCTGTTGCCTCCACTTGCATCTGGGTATATGTAAATCTTATTCATAGGGTATCTGGCTTTGATCTCTTGGGCAATGCTATCTGTATCGTGACTGCCACTAATTTCGTCAAATATTAACAATTTTTGATTTTGTACAATACCGATCACTGCATTCATGTTGCCTATATTGAAGTCCATGCCAACTCTCAAAGGTTCAATTCCGATATTAGGTTTGATATTAGTAATATTGTTTTCTCTAGTGAAGCGATCATATACTTGCCCAGTAGTTAAATTAATAAACTCTCCATTGAGGTAGGCTTGCAACATTGATGGGTCATAGTTTGCTTGCATACGTTCAATGAAGTCACTAGGCAAATGTGGATTATCCTGAGTCCTCATCTTGATTAACTGCCTATCAGTTCTCTCCTTTGCTTCATCTGTACCAAAGGTATTGTATAGCCATCTAAATCCCTCTGGTGTGCTGGCCGCACAAAACTGGCGAACATTACCAGCCCTAAGTCTACCCAGTATCTTTGGGAAGGCTTTATCGGCAATAGCTGGCGAAACAACATCTATCTCATCTACAAGTACATGGCTTAAGTTCAAACCAATTATCCTCGACCAGTTCTCGAAGCTGCGGCATAGTAGCTTGCTGTCACCTTCCTTAAAATGCAAAGTATATTCTGGTAGCGGACTAGCTCTAAATGTGTAAGGTATTTCATATTGCTCAAGAAACAACTCAAAGTCTGTCTGCCAAATATCTCTAATCAATGGGGCAGTTGGTTCCATTACAGCACCAATAAATCCAATATTCATAGCAGCCAGCTTAACTGCCATACTGCACAAGGCTCTTGTTTTACCAGCACCATATCCAGCAGAGAGGCCAACTATCTCATTTTTATTATCAAAGAACTGTTGTTGCGGTGGGTGTAAATCTGTTCTTATGCGATTTAATAGCTCAGTAGTATCAATATCAACATATCGACTACCAACATGATCTAATACTGACCCTTCTCTATTCAGTATGCTCAAGACATCACCTGACCGACCTTTGCCATTGAGTTTATACATCCTAAAGCCACTGTAAGCTGCCCTGACTTCCTAGCCTCTTTTGCCAGTGATGCGTATTGAGCTAGAACTTCAGCCGTAAATTGTCTGCGGTCAATATCAAAGTCTTGCTTCAAGATCACAGTTGCCTCTTGAATATATCTGTCTATTGATCTTTGACTAACACCCCACTCAGTTGATGCAAACTGACTTATTTCTGATCGAACAGTACCAACAGACAAAAGCTTTGCAACTTTGTTCACTCTGAACTCATGCTCATTCTTGCTAGTTCTGCCGTTAGACACTATGGGATTATGTTTTTTATTATTCTAAATGTAGCGTCAATCGTCAGTTTTTGTCGATTTACGACTAAAAAATCTATCGGAATCTTTTTTAGATTGAACTCCCATTGGTGTTTTCCAATGTACCTGATGGATTCTTAACCAGTTATAAGATGCTCGAAAATCGTAGTCATTCATGGCTTTTGTTTTTGTTGCTTTTGCTCTTCCCAACTTCCTATAAGGTATAAAAGATCAATTACACGCTTTCTTGCGGCCAAGATGCGGTCATTATTGAAGCTGTCAAAGTCTTTGTTTTTCATCTTTTCTTTTTAGAAACACCAGTGCAGATTGCTTTTAAGAATAGCTCTACATGAAAATCTTTCCAGTCTTTAGGTTCATCAGGCAAATTTACAACAATTCTAAAACAATTTGTTTTTTGCCAGTCTGGAATATCACGAGAATCAATAGAATGACAAATTTCTTTTTTCCAGTCAGTGATAGTAGTTGTCATTTCTAAAAAGGTAATGTTGATTGACTGAATGACTCTTGTTTTTTAGGTAAACACCAAAGATGTTCTTGTTTACCATATAAACCCTCAATCTTTTTATCTGTTTTGATTAGCTTTCCTTCATTACTAAGGTTTGTCATAGCTCTTCTGATAGATGTTAGAGGGCATTTAAGTTCTGTCATACTCAAAACCATTGATGGACTAAAACGTAAATCTGGATATTTGCTTTCATAGAAATCTAAACATTTCATTATTTTAGCCTCTTGGCTTTTTGCTTTAGCTATAGATTGAGCTAATTCAGCAGGGGTTTCTCGAATGGTGTTGTAAAAAGTCATAATGATTTGATAGTAAAGTTTGCAAGTTGATCTTTCACCTTTTGAACTTCTGGTGGTAATTTAGTTTTTTTATTTTTTAAATTATCTGCAATTACTTTATTCATCAGTTTTGTAGTTTTAATCCAGTTTTCTTTTCTTATATTATGGATTTCTCTGACAATATCAATATCAAGATTTACTCCAACATTGTTTCTTATGGTGTTGTCTAATTCTCTATAGCCTTTGCAAACTAATTGATTGTCTTGATCGTATTTTGCATTAGCGGCAGAACACCAGCATATCAAAGCTAAATCCTGTCCACCACAGCGTTTTCCTGAGTCATCTATATCATAATCAGGCAAGTGTTGGTTGATAAGTCCATCAGAGTTATGGATTATTCCAGTATCGTTACAAGCGTGACATTCATAGTATGGTGCTTTGAATGTAACTTCCCGATCAATAGGTGATCTTTTGTAGTTTTTCATTTCAAAAAGGGGTGGTTTTTGGTTTTTTAAATGTAGGTGTTTTCTTATCAAGTGTCAATAAATATTGTTCATATTGACCATTTTTAATCCAGCGGTGAGCATCAGGAAACAATGGTGTGAACTTATCAGCCTTAAGTGTCTTTGTTCTGGCTCTTAAATCGGCCTCAAGGCAATCTTTTAGTTTCTCCCTTGTCTTTGTATCTAATTTCATAAATTCATTGTATGCTGGCTTTTTTGACAGAGATATTGTTCTCATGTTTTTTGGTATTTCCAGATAGGTTTTCCAAAAAGGTTCAAAGCTTTTATTTTTATAGATATTTGTTTTAGATAATGTTGTTTTAGTTAGGGTCGTTCTCAACGACTGGGGGGGTAGCTGTGGCGTACTAGGGGGGTAGTTCTCAGCGACTGGGGTAGTATGTATCAACGACCCCGCATGAATACTGGTATCTGGCACAGGAAGTGTCTTACATTGATGCCAAATTGTGACCCTATAACAGTTGGTTCTTTGGCCATATTCATCAATCCTGTATTGCTTTTGCAGTAAACCTAGTTCCACTAATTCAGCAACAGTCTTAATAACTTTGTCTCTAGACATCTTTGCATCTTGGGCAATCTTGGGATAACTAGGCCAAATGTTTGGATAATAACTCTGTAAAACCCATAACACTGAAAGTTGATATGGTGTTACTTTTCCCTTTAAAGCTGTCGGCAAAGCAATAAATGGGGTATTCTCTGGAATAAAACTCATTTTTATGGAATATATAATTCACGTTAAAGGCATGGAGTCTGCTCCACAGGGAAGCAAAAAACACGTTGGAAATGGAATAATGGTTGAGACAAGTAAACGTCTAAAAGCATGGCGAAATCAGGTGAATTTGAGGGCAAAGTTAATAGTGGACGATATAATAAATGA